AATGGTGGTAACTGAGGGCAATAGACCCCGTTCTCTTGCGTCTTTGACAGTTGTGTTTCTTTCTTTGCCATTCTTGCCAACGATGCGATAGGCTGTATCGCCATTGGGTAAATACCAATGACCACTTTCACTTGTATTCTCCTTCACTAACATAAATCCCCCTTAACTTGCTAACGATAATATATCTCTGCGCTCTCGGTCATCTGTGACCCGCTCGGCACAAGCCAAGACCACGCTTTTAATGACGGTTTCTAAGTCCTCAACTGCAAATCCGATGATGGGTACTTCTTCATCGTAGCCCCGTTCTTGAAAAGTCTTGACGGTGTATTTGGATTCAATCACATCTTTAATCGCATGGTTCATGGCTTTCTCCTAAAGGTTATTCCCCCTAGAACGGCACACTTAAATCCTCATCATCCTCAATAGCATTAAGGACTTTGCGGTTCTTGTTTTGAAATTCTGCCGACTGTTGAATTTGGTTCTTCAGACCATCTGACAGGCTATCAAATACGGCTTGGTCAAACTTCTGCATATCAAACAGAAGTGTTGGGTTTACGCCACTAGGTAACCCAGCTTTAGCAACTACGGCTGGTACTGGCGTTACGGCTACCGCATCGGCATAGGTCTTTCCGTTGGATTCTCTATGCTGAATGGTAATCATGCACCATTTGTCTAACAAATTTGTTAGGTCAAAGCCCCGCAATTCATCATCGGTAAATGATTTGCCACGCCAAGATTCCAAGTCCTTCCGTAACGAAGCCTTTTCGCCTAGCGACAGCGTGTAATTGCGGGTTTGGATTAAGGGTTTGCCTTCATCGGTTTTTAGGTCATCACCGTGCAATTCCCAAAAAAACTTGACTTTACGCAACATATTGACTTTGCCCATGTACTCAGACTTTTGCGTACCAAGGTCAATAATGCGGTATAGACGGGCCAAATGTGACCCAGTTGGTGCAATCTTAAATTCTTTCACGGGTGCGCTTTCTGTAACTATCATTGTTTTCCCCCAAAAATATTAGAAAAATCATCGGCAATAGCAGACAAAATGGGGTTAATCCTACCCTTTTTGGGTAGGCCGCAATGAAACCTGATTAGGTCAATTTCTTCCAATGTCAACATATCGCCATCTTCTGCTTTATCCAAAGCTATACAAAGTTTCTCTTGTTCAGCCATCATATCGTTGTGTAATTCCTGTAAGTCATCCATAAGTTTCTCCATAAGTTAGCCTGAGTAGTCAGGTAACTTTACTATAAACCTTTTTTTACCCATGTGCAAGATTTGTTGTTAAAATATCTACTTAACCAATAAAATTACTTTTATGGACTTCAAACTTACACCCAAACAAATGATTCATTTATGCGGTGGCCCTGCCAAAATCGCCCGCAGATTTAAGGTTACAACCCAAGCTGTGCATCGCTGGCAACACGAAGGTTTGCCCCACAGTAAGCTTTTAGAACTGGCAGCGCAGATAGAACGAGAAAGCCACGGGCTAGTAACCCGCAAGGATATGTTTCCCCAATCTTGGCATTTAATTTGGCCTGAGTTGCAATAGCGCAAAATTTTGTTTTATACTATGTGTGCAGAGTGATGACTGCTTAGTAAGTGGCTCTATACACAAGACCCTTTTGGGTTGCCCTGAGTGTTTAGTAAATGTTTATAGAGCCATTTATTAAGCAACATCACCTTAGAGCAACCCCAAAGGGTTTTTCTATTTCTGCGGTCTAAACTGGCGGCTCTAACGACATCGTAGCGGTTTAGATACAAGCGTTACTAGAAGGGTAAGTGGTTGAAATAGCGCAAAATAGGTGGCGAAGCTAGTGCCTATACCACGCAAGACTGGCGGGTTCTGTAACTCCGATGGAGCAGATGAAGGCGAATCTAGGTAGGCTAGGTTCGTTCACCGAAAGAGCAGTAACCTATAAGTTATATATAAATATAATAAATAAACCTATAAGTAACATAAATAGGTCATTAACCCATTTAATGCCACATTTATAAGCCATTAAATAAAATTGCCCCACATTAGGGTAAGTCCTAATAAACAAAAGTTGATAATGCCTTACGATTACATTACCAACTTAAAAGGGGGAAATATGAAATACATCATCGCATTACTATTAACGCTTGGCATTAATGCTGTTTTTGCCCAAACTTATGTGGTGACCGACCCGCAAGGCAATATTTCTTATTATGTACAAAAACAGGGTAATCAGGCTCAAATAGTAAACAACGAAGGTAAGGTAAGACAAACAATTACCATTTACCCTAATCAAGCTGTTACACCGCAAGGCTATGCGATTGGCACACCGTCTTATACCGTGCCTATGTCACCACCTAGCCCACCATCACCACGAGTATTGCAATGACACCCTTAGAACTAGCCGACAAATTAGAACAGTTGATGAAAACAACCAAGGTCGATTACACCGTGCAAGAAGCTGCGGATATGATTCGTGAATTGCACCTTAAAAACCGTGAACTGCAAATGCGTATGGATGCAATGGCAGTTAGAGTGGAGTATTTATGACTACATTTACTACTGATGACCGTATAAACGCATATAGCCACTACAAAATCTACGATGAGCATGGTGAATTAATGCGTACCGTTAAAACCAAACACGAAGCCGAACATTTAATTCAGACATATACCGACTGGACTTATCAGTTTGTAAAAGCCGACAAACTCAAATTGGATTTGCCCGATGCGCCTTTTTAAATGGGCTGGTACATTTCTGTGTTTGATTGGTATTGGGCTAACCAGCATTAACGAATACCCCGCCAACATTATTTTTGGCTTTGTTGGTAGCGTGATGTGGGCCATAGCGGGTTGGAAGCAAGACGATTGGGCGTTGTTTTTAGTAGAATTTGCTGCGGTATTGATGTACTTTTTTGGTTTGTATTTATATATTTTTAACAACTTATCTAAATGGGGGATTTAGTGTGGAATTTGAAAAATTTTGGGAAGTGTGGCCTAAAAAAGTGGCTAAGAAAAAGGCTGAATCTGCTTGGGGGAAGTTATCCCAGCTTGAAAAGCGAGAAGCTTTGGAAGCCCTGCCAAACCACATCAAATACTGGGAACTTAAACGAACCCACATAGATTTTGTGCCATATCCTGCAAGCTGGATTAACGGTGAGCGTTGGACTGACACCCTAGATATGACCCCCGCCAAAGAAAAGGTGGATAGGTCATGGATGTTTAGCCAACAAGGTATCGAAGCCAAAGCAAAAGAACTTGGCATTTTAGGTAATGGCTACGATACTTACGAAACTTTGAAACGCAAGTGCATGGTGAAGTTAGGAATGGAACTTGAATGAACAAGAGCATAAATATCGCTGCGGTGTTCGGCAGTTGTGTAAATGGCGGTCAGAATGGGGGTTAGCAAAGTTTAGAGAATATCTATCAAAATATAAACTTGATAGTAATTTACTAAATGGCTTTGCTGACCAATGGAAACTAGGTAACAAAGGTAACTGGGGGGAATGGATTGAATGAGTTGGCTCTTTTCGCAGGTGCTGGTGGGGGAATACTTGGGGGCAAACTGCTTGGATGGCGAACCGTCTGTGCAGTCGAATGGGAAGCATATCCAGCAAGCGTATTGCTCGCCCGACAAAATGACGGAATACTCCCGCCTTTCCCGATTTGGGATGATGTTCAAACCTTTGACGGAAAACCGTGGCGAGGAATTGTTGATGTCGTATCGGGCGGGTTTCCATGCCAAGACATCTCTGCCGCAGGAAAAGGAGCAGGGATTGACGGAGAACGGTCAGGAATGTGGAAAGAGATGGCAAGGATTATTAGCGAGGTACGACCCCAATATGTTTTTGTGGAAAACAGTCCAATGCTCACTTCTAGGGGATTGGGAACAGTACTCGGAGACCTTTCCACGCTGGGGTACGATGCGGAATGGGGAGTTATTTCAGCAGCCGATGTGGGAGCAAATCATCTCAGAGAACGAATTTGGATTGTGGCCCACACCAAGAGCGCAAGAATTAGCACGAACATCGGTGGGATACGGTCGGGGATTGAAAGAATTGGTAGAAGGCAAAACACAGATACAAAGATGGCCGACACCCGATGCAAATTGCGGAATGAGGGGAACACAGGAAACTTGGTTGCCAACAAGACCGAGCGGACAGCCAGCCCAATACACAATCAATCAAGCAGTCAGGGATTCAATGAAAATTTGGAGTACGCCAGTAGCCAGCGATACAAGCCACAGAAAGAACAAATACGCACAGGGTGGAACAGCACTAAGCACACAAGCTGGTGGGAAATTGAACCCGATGTGGGTCGAGTGGCTAATGGGGTGGCCGCTGGGATGGACAGACTTAAATCCCTTGGGAATGGACAAGTTTCAGAAGTGGCTAGAACAGCATGGAATGTACTTAAAGGAAGATTAGATGAAAGAGTATGACCCACACGAAGCAATAGACTTTATTTTTAAAACAGCACCGCAATACGCTAAAGCGTCAGGTGAGTTGGCCCAGCTTGAGAACTTTCGGCACAGTCTTAAAGCCATTAAAATGTCGCAAACTGAAGAACAGTCGTTAGGCGCACAGGAACGGGAAGCCTACCGTAGCCCTGAATACCAAGATTTATGCAAAGCGATTGGTATAGCGGTAGAACAAAAAGAAGCCCTACGCTGGCAATTAGAAGCTGCCAAGATGCGGTTTGAAGCATGGCGTACCCAACAAGCTAACGATAGACAAATAGAAAGACTAACAAAATGAGAGATTTTGCCGAAGTAATGCTAGAACTAAGCCGTGCCATTAAAAAGGTACACAACGCCAAATTAAAGCAAGACCATACCCAAGCCTACCTGATTGGTTGTGATGTGACCGACTTGGCCCAAGAACTTGAAGATGTATTGCAAAACGATGCAAACATTCAATAAGATAATGCGTAACGCCTTTGCCACGCACATTGACTACGGTGCGTTTAAAGGTTTAATACCTAGCAACCCAGCTTTTTGCCCTAGCAACATTGACGGCATAGCCGAGCGTAACGGCAAGTTTTTGGTCATGGAATGGAAACGCCCCAATGAAAAGGTCAGCGAAGGACAACGCAGATTACTGCAAGCCTTTGCCAAAAAGCCTGATTTTACGGTGTTAATTATTGAAGGTAATACTGACGATGGATTGGTTGTTAATGATTTTTGGCAGCTACACTTATTTAATCATAGTAAAGTAGGGCATGGGCCTGAAGAACTTAAAGCATTTTATGTAATGTGGTACGACTACGCCAATGAACAAAAAGGATAAAAAACGCCATGACGATATTGCACGACTTGGTTGCGTCTTATGCTACTACTTGGGCATCAATGACACCCCCGCAGAGCTTCACCATGTCAGACGCTTTGGGGGCAAACGGTCAGAAGCACCAATTCTCCCCCTATGTACCGAGCATCACAGAGGTAATTCAGGTGTGCATGGACTCGGAGCAAAAGCTTTTCAAAGACACTACGAAGTTGAGTTCGATACTTTAATTGAGATTGTAGAAAGACGGCTCAATGAATGATTGGATTTTATATTTTGGGCTGTTTGTAGTGTTATCGCCCTTTATAGCGTTTTGGATATGGTTACAACTCTAAAGGGTCGAACCCCAACTCTGTAGCTACTGCTTTTGCCCTGTTTCTAAAGGTCTTATCGTGCTTAGTCCACGCATGGGTTACGGTATTCCAACGAGAACAATGAATCATTTCGTGGGCCATAGTCCTAATGACCGTATCTAAATGCCCACATCTTGCGGTAGAAATAGTAATGACATGGGCGTGTTTCTCGCCATCGTCATACAAATATGTACCCATAACATCGGGGTCACAGTCCACAACAAACTTAATTTCTTCAGGTAACGGCAATTCCCAAGACGAAAACGGCTCTGTGCAATACAGCATTGCATAGATGTTTTCTAGTATTTTGGGTGTTAGCTTCATACCGCAAGAATCTCGCCCCTAAACATGACTTCATCTTCCCCGTAAGTCATCACCATTTCAGGCATCAGTAACTGACCACGCTCCCACGAAGCCAATATAAAGCCTTGCCGCCAATCTTTAGCGTTATCCTCAGTATATTGGAAGCTTTCATGGTTAATGTCAGCCAAAGTGCCTGTTTGTACGCCCCAGTAAGTCTTTTGGTCAAAAGTTGAAATTGGGCTACAAGTTAGCACATGGGTATGACCCGTAAATATATTACAAAAACTTGCTTGGACATTGTTGTAACCAGCGTACCGACCACCCTTATGCCTGTGTTTAATTACAGTATCGTCATTGACCCAAAACGACCAACAAGTTTCCCAGTTGGGAAAGTGGTACTTTAAATTAAAGCCATCCACCCCACTAAATTCAGGCGCACGGGCTACAAGAGCAGCTTCATACCGCATATCATGATTACCCAAAGTCCAAATTAGCCGACACCCTGCGGGTTTGACCTTTTCAATGGCTTCTAAATGGGTTTTACAGTAGTTTAGTTCGTCTAAAACGCTAGGTTTACGGTCATAGTTGATAGATGGGAAACGGCTCAATACCGCCCCGTCAAACGCATCTCCGTTGCAGATTATGGCTTTAGGCTTGAAATGCTCAATAAACTTGAGTAATGCTTTAAATGCGGTGGTGGTTTCATCGGTAAAGTGGGCATCTGAGAATATGATGACACGCCCTTTTTCTAATTCCATTCCCCGTCTTACGCTATGTTGCGTTGCTTCTAAGCGTACTTTTAATTTTTCTTCTCGCTTTTCCCGCTCTACCTTTGCTTTTTCAGCTAATTCTTTGTTTCTGTTTAACTTGTAATTAGGGTCGGTATCTAGCTTAATGTTGTATCTGACTTCGATTGACCGCCTACGAGCCATGATGTTGCGTACATTGACCCCTGTTACTTTTGAAAAAGCGGCAGGGCTTGGGTATTCACGCCACTTTGCTATAAATTCTTCATCGCTAAGAAAATATCCGTATTGATTTTGACCCATATATAGCCTTGACTATGATAAAGTTAGCTTATCTTAACCGAAAATTGTTAATAATCAATGCCATACGCCCGAAAAGTGGATGTAAATCAAGCGGAAATAGTAGAAACCCTTAGAAAAGCGGGTGCTGATGTGTACATTTTATCAATGGTCGGCAGAGGAATACCCGACTTGATGGTGTGCTTTAACGGTGAAACGATATTGATGGAAGTCAAGCGTGATGCAAAAGCTAAGTTCACCAATGACCAACTCAAGTTTATTGCGAACTGGAAAGGTGGGCCATTAAGCCGTGTAGATTCACCTGAAGCTGCATTAAGAGTGATTGGTTTAATACCAAAACACGATTATAATCAGTAAAAACAAGGAGTTTTTATGGAAAATTGTGCTTTATTCCTAGCTACATTGCTACATTCTGCGACTAACACGCACTTTTTCCATTGGACTACCGACAGTTTTTCCAAGCACATGGCTTTGGGCGAGTATTACGATGGCATTGTGGAGTTGACTGACAGCTTTGCAGAAGCCTACATGGGCAAATACGGCAAATTCACCGCATTTCCAAGCGTATATCACCAGCCAAAAGACCCAGTTAAATACCTAGAATCCCTACAAAACTTTGTAGCGGATGCTCGCCAAGATTTACCGCAAGACAGCGAGTTACAGAATTTAATCGATACTATTGCTGAATTAATAGATACAACTACCTATAAACTTAAGTTTTTGAAATAAAAGGAAATTATTATGCCGCTAATCAAGTCAGGGAGCAAAGAAGCCGTAGGTAAGAATATTAAAAAAGAAATGGCTTCAGGAAAAAGTAAGGCTCAGAGCGTAGCCATTGCCCTTGCTACTGAGCGTAAATACGCTAAAGGTAGCCGTAAGAATAAGCTAGAAGAAGCATACGGCAAGTACATTGAAAGCAAAGCCTGAAATTTCTTGAAAATTCTTGAAAATGAGCCGACAAGACCAAATCCGTGCTGCGATGGATAAGCACGATAAGCCAATACCTAAGACTACTAAAGGCAAAGGCAGAAATTACCTATCGGTTGAAGAAGGTGCGGGTATGACGGCTAAAGGCCGAGCAGCCTACAATCGTAAGAACAACGCAAATTTACAAGCCCCCCAATCTAGTGGGCCACGACATGACAGTTTTTGTGCAAGGTCTAAAGGCTGGACTGGGGAACGAGGAAAAGCAGCAAGAGCGAGATGGAGTTGCTAATGAAAACTTGCTTTAAATGCAAAATTAGCCACGAAAATACTTTTTTCTTTAAAAGCTCAAATACTGTTGATGGTTTACATAGTTGGTGTAAATCTTGTTGCAGAATAAATGGTGCTATAAGTCAAGCAAAAGCCAATTCTAAAATTGAAACTAGAGCCAAAATATTTTTACGCAACGCAAAAAACAGCGCAAATAAACGCAAACAAGAATTTTCTTTGGAAATCAATGACATAGTTGAATTTTGGCACAAACAAGACAAAATTTGCCCATATTCAGGCTTAGAAATGACGCTTGAAGCTGGCAAGCTAAATACTGTATCAATTGAGCGTATTGATAGCAATATTGGCTATACAAAAGAAAATACAATATTGGTATGCCAAGCTATTAATCGCATGAAATCTAACTTTAGTTACGAAGATTTTTATATGCTTTGCCAATCCGTAGCCAAGTTTTTAGGCGATGATGAACTTAAATTAGCCGTAGGAGCTTACAAATGAAACATGGTCTATATGCTGCAATTCACGCCAAGCGTGAACGGATTAAAGCTGGTTCAGGCGAAAAGATGAAAAAGGCTGGGGCTAAAGGCGCACCAACCGCCCAAGACTTCAAAGATGCCGCTAAAACCGCTAAAAAGCCCCGCAGACAAGTAATTTCTGACGCTATGAAGGATATGTAATGTTTAAAAAAGAAAAGATTAAACCTGAGAATTCTTTGTTGCAACCGCACAAACAAACTACGCTAGAAAAGAACCAAGATAAGCGTGAAAAGCGTAAAGCCGCATTAATGAAGCACTTTAATAAGTTTGCAAAGGATATGGCGTAAACTTAGTTTTAGTATTAGAATTTACCCTAACTAAATCAATCACTTGAGGTAGTATGGTTAATAAACAATTAAAAAATAATCCCAAAGGGGCAGGCAGACCAGTAGGAAGCCCTAATAAAAGCACCGCATTGGCTAGAGAAGCCATAGCACGGTTTGTTGATGGTAATAGCCATAAGTTACAAGAGTGGCTAGAAGCCATTGCTGATGACCCTAAATACGGCCCTAAACAC